GGCATACGAGATTCCTCTACGTCTCGTGGGCTCGGAGATGTGTATAAGAGACAGGCGCTATAGTTGCCGGTCTGATTTTTGCTGCTCTCGGCTTTTTCTTTTATGTACTCAACCGCAGCTTTTACGATACCTGCAATCCCGATCTCCGCCTTGAGTTTAATCTTCGTTCCAACCCGCTTGGTGTCGTCACTTCCTGTTTCATCCGTCACTCCGTCAAGGTCGGCCACGAAAAACCGGCTGTCGGCCGGGGCGTAATGGGCGAACACATCAAGCGGGTACTCGCATCCATGGAAACCTTTGTCGCACAGTTTCGCTTCCTCCTCCACATATTCTTTGCCAAGATCGAATTGGAAGCCTCGGCACTTCATATCCTTATCGGTTCCCTTGTAGACGATCACTTGACATCCCTCCCCTTATCGTGTATAGTTGTGGTGGTGGTTGGGTCTCCGTCTCTGACGGGGGCCTTTCTTTTTTTGTATTCCTCCTGCTGGCGGCGGATACAGCGCAGAACCCATGCTGTGAAGTTGCAGTAACCCATTTCGATAAGCTGCTGACGGAACTCCGACATATTCACATAACCCAAAGGAATACGCACAGACAGCTTATAGTTTGCTTCCCGCTTCCTGCCGGGCTTGTCCGCTATCAGCGCTTCCGCTTCTGCAGTACGCCGGATGCCATAATACTCCGGCCGTTTGCACATACTGTCCAGCGGCTTGGTGTAACCGGGGAACTTCTCCCGGATAACTGCTATCCTCTCGTTCTGCTCCATGGCCTTACCTCACCAGCAGCAGGATAGCCGCTGCTGCGAAGATGGTTCCCATTCCGAGGACTACGGCCAAGGCTTCCTGCAGCCACTCCTTTTTACTCATCTTCCTGTACCTCCTTTTGCGGAAGCTCCGGCAGGGATGCCCACCACTGGACTTTGATAGCGCAATCCACATTATCTTTGCTGACATTGAACATCTGATGCTTGGTGCTGAATGGCAAGGTTGCGTATCTTCCCGGATTTGTCTGGCACAGGTAATGCCCGTCCTTGTTGGGTACGATCTCATCCGAGTTAAACCACCGGATAAAGGTGTTGGTTGTTGCTTCCATGTTGTTCCTCCTTCTTTTCCACCCCGTTTGGCGGGAAAAACTTCTTGACATCTTTTATTGGAATAAATAATGCATCGCAGACCTTATAGACTTCCTCCAATGTCCACGGGGTCTTGCATATCATTCTGTCGCTGATCTGCTGGCGGCTCATACCGGTGCGCTTCCCAAGGCTTGTCTGGTCGTGGCCAAGTTCCAGCATCAGCGCTCGCAGCCTGCGGTAGGTATCAATTTTCCTTGACATTGCTGTCCCTCCCTTCATGTGGTAGACTATAGTTGAGGTGATATTATGAGCGAAAAACTTGATGTTTCGTATTCTTTGACCGAAGAAGAAAAGAGAATATTTCGCAAATTCAAGCGAAGCAATAGCGCCAAATTGACAAAATCTGAATTTCAGACTATGCTCCGGTCAAAGCTGGTAGATGGCGGTTTCGGCGGCGAATACTACTGGTTTAGCGAAGGCTCCTTTGATGAGGGAATTGCTTGCCTATCGGAAAACGGTTTGCGTGTTAAAGCCGCCATGCGTGCCGAGAAGAAGTTAAGCGTCCGGTATTGGATTACAACAGGAGTTGCAATCGCTGGTTTCCTGCTTGCCGTCTTGTCTCTCCTCATGCAACATGGGATAATATCACTACTGCCGCTATGATGATAGAGAGAACACCGCACACAACCGTGATGATCTGCGGGGGCCGGGTCTTAAATAGGTACGCTTTCCAACTTGTGTCGCCGTAGACCTCGATAAGGTGTTTTTCAAATTCCTCGTTGCTCATATCACGCCAGTCTTTCATTTATCCTCCTCCTTTTCCTTGATAAGCTCGTCCAGCGCGGCCATGAATCGCTGTTCCGCTCCCTTTGGGCTGCGGCGGCCATTTAATATCGCACACACATACGCTTTCCCAACGCCGAGTTTTTCTCCGAGCTGAGCCATTGTAATCTTGTTATTGTGCATCTTGCCGACCACATCGCCAGTCCATTGTGCAGGCATCTAAACTTTTCCCCCTTCTTTATATATTGTGTTGCAAAAGTTTACACAAAGTGTTATCATATCCTTGCGAGGAAAAATGAATCATGGCACATTGAGTGCCCGCTTTGTGTTGCGCTTGTTGCTTATGTTTTCATTATAGTGTAAACAAACGCAACAGTCAAGACGCAGTTGTTCCTTTTGTTTACTTTCTGCTATTTGCACAAAAAGGGTGTGTTGCGTTTGTTCTATATCAACTATGTTGCTCTTTGTAATAAAATTGGGAAGTCCCCGTCTGCTGTCGCCGAAGAAATGGGGTTTATGCGTTCCGTGGTTACGCGGTGGAGCAAAGGGACAATTCCAAGGCAGGCAACATTGCAAAAGGTTGCTGACTACTTCGGCGTAAGCGTGGATTACCTTTTGGGGAAAGAAAAACAGCCCACCGAAGGTGAGCTGTCCGGTATTCGGAAAGACCTTATGGATTTCGCAGATACTTTGACAGATGAGAAAATTGAGAAATATCTTCGTCTAATGAAAACTTTAGAATCCGAAGATATTTAACAAGCTGCTCGTCAGACATCCGTTCCACCGCCTTTTTGAATTCCTCCTTTTTCTCCATTGGTGTTCCTCCTCTTTTGTCGATTATTGTAAAATAAAAATCCTTCCAAATTCAGCATGTATTTGGTACAATTCAATTGTAACAAATTGTATTGCCAATATGTACTGACAAATGTTGCGGTTTCGGCGCAAAAACTGTCATGTTTTTCGGACAAAAGTGTCCGGTAACAAAAAACAGGAGATGAGTTTGTGAATTCAGACGAAGAAAGAAATTGGGATAACTTTTTATTGGAGGTAGCCACAAAACGGCAGGAGCATGGAATGACCCACAAGGATTTGGCCGACAATGCCGGGACAGTTGAGAGGACGATATCCCGGCTACTTTCGGAGCCGACCAAGAATCCGAGCCTTTTTCTCGTTGCTTCCATCTGCCAAGCGCTGCACATATCTCTCGACAAGCATTTCGTGAAGGAAGTCTATAACAAAACAGACAGCCAGAACAGCGAAGAAATGATAGAGGTTCTGAAAGAGCAGGTGCGCCAACGCCGGAAACTGTCCAAAACACTCTTCGCAGTTATTTTTGTCCTGCTGGCGATGATGATTTTATACCTCGTCCTAATCGATGCAAATAACCTTAACTACGGTTTAATTCGGGATTAAGAACAGATGTTCTTTCCAAATATAATCGTACACCGTAAAGTGTACAATAATCAGTACTGGAGGAGACGACCATGGAGGAAATGGAGAAAACAACACCAGAGATCAAGCCAAAGAAGAAAAAAACGATGGTAACAGCAATAATCCTAATTGTTATCATAATTGCAATCATCGGAGCGCTTGCCGGTGGAGAAAAGGATAAAGACAAACAGGACAATCAGCAAAATCAGCAGCAACAGCAAGAGGGGCAAAACACGGAAGTGGATATGTCCGTAGTCGCTTCGGCCATAAAAACTGTGCTTGATAAAAATGCAGAGGGCACAGGGATTGAGTACTCTTTAGAATACGATGACACCGGTCTTGTTATAGCAGCAAAAGCGTCAGGAGTAGCTGCAGAAGTGGCGCAAGCAAAAGCGGACGGATACGACGATACATACGAGCCATGGGTAACAATGCGTGAAAGCATGGTTAAGCTGTGCAATTCGATATCCGATGCCGTAGAGACGCTTGGCGCAAAGGATAAATATGTAACAGTCACAGTGGTCAACGATGCCAATGAGGACAACACCCTCTTGATGATTATGAACGGCGTGGTTGTATACGATGTAATGGCAGAAAAATAAAAAAACACCGCCCCCGGCAACGAGGGCGGTTGTCTATCAGGAGGAGAAAAATGAAAGAAAGGACAAATACGGCAAGGTGGCTTGAGAAGCAGAACCGCTGGCAGATCGCCGTCCAGAAAGATGGCGTAAGAAAAACATTTACAAGCAGTCGGCCGGGAAGGGAAGGGCAGCGGGAAGCAAATCGCAAGGCTGATGAATGGTTGTCCTCTGGCATCAGTGGAACCAAGCTGCGCCTGTCAGAGCTGCACGAAAGCTATATGGAGCAGCTGAAAACGCATACAACAATAAGTAACTGGCGTCCAGTCGACGCACGGTGGCGGAAGTGGATAGACCCGCAGATCGGGCACATGAAAGCATCTGCACTTTCAGACGCCGTGCTGCAGCGCGTGGTTGACCATGCGTATCAAGAGGGGCAGCTATCCAAAAAGACCCTCAACAACATAAAAGCAGATCTTACCTCTTTCTGCAAATATCTCCGCAAAGCGAAAGTGAGCAATTACACTCCGGAGGATATAGCTATCCCCAAAAGCGCGAGGGCAAGCAGGAAGAACATCTTGCAGCCGGAGCATGTCATTAAACTTTTTGCCGAAGATACGACAACGCTTTATAATAAGCGCATAGTCGACCCGTTGGTGAATGCTTACCGCCTTGAAGTCCTTACCGGTCTGCGCCCCGGAGAGCTGCGCGGCTTGATGCGCAATGATATTGATTTAGAAACGGGGAAAATCATCGTCAGACGCTCCATAAACGAATACGACGAAATCACTACAGGCAAAAACGAAAACGCTGTACGCGCCGTTTTCGTCGGCGAGATGGGCAAGGAGGTTTTGAAGAACCAGCTCGCCCAATCAAACGGGCTGTATCTCTTTGATGTAAAGAGGGGAGAGCACTACCGCAGAAGCTGGAAAAGGTATTGTGAAGCAAATGATATCCCACAGACAACGCCTTATGAGCTGCGGCACACATTTGTCTCAATGGCACAAGCGCTGCCGGAGGGTTGGGTAAAGCAGCTGGTCGGGCATTCCAAGAGCATGGATACATTCGGGGTTTACGGGCACGCTGTTGCCGGAATGGAAAAGCAGATAACAAGCGCTCTTGATGATGTTTTCGGCGGTATTTTGGCTACGCAGGAATAAAAGTGAGTTATTTTGTGAGTTACAAGGAAAAAGAAAAAGCCCAGTTTTCGCTTGAAACTGGGCTTTTCTTGTGGCGGAGATGGAGGGATTTGAACCCACACGAAAAATTATGTTATTGCCGCAAAGTGTAGGAATTAAGCGGTTTTTCCGACTTTAATTCCGCTAAAAAAAGCATGAAAAACTCACTTTCGGAACAAAAGTGAGTTACAAAGTGAGTTATTTCGCAACCGTATCATACTGCTCAATAGCGGCTAAGATTCTCCCACGCAGCGCCTGCGCGCTGGCGTGTTCGGTTCTGTACTTCTCTTTGATTTCTTCCAGCTCGGCGACCAGCTTATCATAATCTGTCTGCGGTTTTTCTTCCTCTTTGTAGGCAACGCCGAACCAGTCGCATACACCTTTGCAGAGTGCCTCGGCAATGCGCTTTTTGTTTTGCACAATCCAAATAGCATCCTGCCCGTTATCATGGAATGCGATTTCGGGATAGATCGACAGCATGGGAGTTCTGCCGATCTCGTAAAACTCGTCCTTCTGATAGACCCCCCTGTGGGTGTTTCGGGGGTAAATCTCCATCAGTCTGCGGTAGACCATCTGACAGGCCCGGTCGCTGACGCCCCCGGCTCTGCCGTAGCGCAGGACAGTCGGCCCCTGTGCAGTCCCTTCTTTCAGGGTGGCCGTGCTTGCGTTGGTATGGATGGGCATATGGAGGTTGGATTTCCAAGCAATGCTTTCGGCTACTCGCTCCTGCATCGTCTTGTCTGGGGATGCGACCATCACATCAAACCCGCAGCGGGTGAGAGCCTCGGCGCAATAAGCGCCGATCTCTACACACACATCATGCTCGTACACGCCGGGGAAGCCGTAGTACGGAGCATGGGGAGCCGGTCTGCGTTCGGGGGAAAGATACACTTTAGGCATCTTTCACCACCTCCTCAAGAGGGAATTCCTCCTCTTTGACCTTTTTCACCATGCCGGTGGTGGCTGCGTCATATGTACCATTAGCAGCCAAAGCGACAATAACAGCGTTCAGCAGGCACAGCACCACGCCCTGTACCGTCAGAGCAGAGCCGTTAAAGGCTTCGGCTCCGATGAGGATGGCCACAGAGATGATGTAAGCAAGCAGCTGGGTGTTGATGTTCTTGAGAGGGGTCTGTTTCAAAAACTGGGTGATGATTGTGACCATCATGACTGCACCTGCATAAGTACCAAGGGAAGTCCAAGTTACAAATTCGTTCATATTCAAGCTCCTTTCTTCTGCTCAAGGTTGGTTACTCTTTTATTGAGGGACTTTGTCTGTTCCTCCAAGATGGGGATTCTCTCCGCAAAGCCGTTGTGCCGTCTTACCTCTCTCGTAAGCTCGTCCAGCTTCTCGTTGGTCACGGCTCGCTCAATATCGGCCTTGTTGTCACGCTCTATGTTACTTTTGTTATTGGTGATAACAACCGCTGCTACGGAAGCAATGCCTGTGATTATCGCCACGATTACGCTCGGCTCCATAGGCTTACACCTCCGTATAGGTCGTTTCTACCAGCATCGTCAGTTCGCTGTACTCGTCGTTTGTAAGTCTATTACAAGCAAAGAACACATCCAGCTTTCCCTGTGCTTCCGCAGCAGTCTTGTAAAACTTCTTTTCAATTAGCTTTTTCATCATCTTATACATTGTTGATTACCTCCAAATCTTCTTGATATTTTTCTTCTACTGCGTCAGCGATTAACTGGAGCATTTCGTTCATCTCTGATTTCGCCTTGGAGAATTCATCGCCGCCATTCATTGGCTCAACAATAGCGCCTTCAAAGATAGTATCTTCAGGCACTTTCCCAACAACATATTCTGATTCCTCTGGCAAACACGGAACATAGCACCCATTTGGGGCCTTCTTTACATATACCAAGGTGTCGGAATAGTATTCCTTGCCTTCTGCCTTGATTTTATACATTGTCACACCTCCAGTATCATGGATTTAATTCTGTTCAGCTCCTCAATCGAAGCATTGAAAAAATCATAGTTCCATAACCAATAGTCATCGTGTTCAGGGCGTTTGTATTTCAGCAAGGATAAATCATCCCAAATTCTATCCCATCGGTCTTGGTACTTCCCGTCTTTGCGGTTATTAAGCAGTTTAATTATTTCTGCTGTCAGCTTCCCACGCTCCAAGCCTTTACCATCATCATTCCTTGCGAAATAGCCATAGGCGTTTTGGCTTTTTGTATAGCAAATGGGATTTCCACAATGGCTGATTACATCGTTGGTTTCATCAAGTTTTGTACCATACGGAATGTTTACTTCACCGCACAAAGCCTTTTGCTTAAAACGGTTAAAACAAATGTAATCCATATGTTATACCTTGAAGCACGGAGCAACACCTGCACTTGAATTCGCATAATATGCGTCAGGATTACCAGCATAATCAACAGCTCTAAACATCTCTCCATTTGGAATATTGGGAGAGCGTAGAAGCCACCATACTGAATTCGCAAGTAAATCACTGCGATATTTGCGCTTATCATTACCAGCTGCATAATAATCATATTGTTTACAATAAGAACTTTCCTTATTTGTAGTATTTGGAGATACAGTGCCAAATACTTCATAATGTGTCAGAATGTATATTTTGTCGTCGGTCGATGTTGGAGTGACACCGGCAACTCCGTTTCCTGTATTATCTGTGTATATCGTAGTGGATTTTAGTACAGATTGTAGGTCACTTGGAAGCGCAGCTTCGATAAGAGGCATCACTATCGTCCTCATTTTACAGGACTTCCATCCACCAACAGTGGTTCTAGAATCGTTCATCCTTAACGCTATGCTACCTGATGGAACAGAACTGTTGAAAAATCTGTCTATAAGACACACATCTTTTCCGTTCTTTGTTGCCTTAAATCCTTGAAATGCTATACCGTTGCCTTCACGCTCGGCGTTATGATTAAAACCAATGATAAATACCCAGGTGGTGTAATTCGTAAGAGTAAGACCATCAGAGACTTTGCCGTTCATGGTCACTTCCTTGCAGTCGCCGACAGCCCAGAAGTTTGCACCCTCGCCAGCGTCAGACATCTGCTTAATTATTGCCCAGCTTGTATCGTTCAGAACATGTGAAGGTAATGCGAGGTCAACTGTGGCAGGAACACGGACTTCCTGCGGGGCAGATACCATCGTCCCGTTTGTTGCGGAAACTGTCCACTTGCCCTCCTGTGGGATTTTAAGCCGCGCCTGACCACCAACAGAAACTCCAGTTACTGTCTGAGAGCCGAGAGTAGCAGTAACGGTCGCCCCGTCAGCGACATTTGCCACAAGCTCAAGGCCGCCACCACCTGCAATAATTGGATTGCCGTAAATTACGCTCATGCAGTTACCTCCGTGATGGTCACCTGAACCGAAAGATTGGCGTTGGGCTTCTCTCCAAGCGCTTTTGCGGTAAGGGTGCCATTGTTGTTTTCAATCCAGATAGCGCCGGTTCCGCTGTCAACCATGGTGTTGTAGGCGGCGGTGTCGATCTGGATATCCACCTTGCTATTGGCAGTAGTCCCAAGGCCGGTCACGGTTTGGCTGTAGGGGCTTTCGGAGCCAAGCCAAGATGCCGCAGGAAGCGAAAGCTGCTTAATAACAACAGCTCGGTTGATCTTGTACTCCATCTTGCCAATGGCCTGTGTTACCGTGTCTGTTGTGGTTACATTCTGTCGGGAGGTTGCCTGCTTGTAGCCGGGGATTTTGATTTGGCTGCCGGTGTAATCGCCGGTTTGCGGTGTCACCGCTCCGGTGCGGCCGTTAAAGCTCGCAACAGTACCGGGGCTGATGGTGTGCGCTACATACTGCAAATCGGAGATCATTGTGGGCTGGGCTGTGTAAGTGGCTATCGGCAGCTGGTACACAGTACCGCTTGCATTGATATCCTCCTGCACCAGCGCCGGAAGCGGGTCTTGCGCCTGTGTCACAAAAGAAATCGGTGCTTCGGTGTTTGCCATGTCAATTTGGATAAGCAATCGACCGGGGACAGAGCCGCTGGTCGGAAGCGTCGCATTGATCGTTTGGGCTTCCACAACAAAGTTTCGACCGAGGATTATGCCACGGCCATCGGAAACATTGATGATGTTACCGCCCTGTGTAGTTACCTCAACGCCCGTAAAGATGCCGCTGTCGTTAATAATGTGGTTGTACAGATACGCATCATCCGTTGGAGTTACGATAGATGCGTTATACTGGAGCAGCGTTATCATGCGTTTGCCCTCCTTTCGAGGATTAGGATTTTGGTCAAATCGGCGCGGACAACGCCAAAGGTCATTTTCGTGATATCCTGTGACCGGGTATATCCGGTAAGAATGGACTTATAGCTGCTGTCGCCGTCAATGACAAGTACCTCTGTACCAATAGCCATAGAGGTATCAAGTACGCCGCAGTCATTGCGGGCAGTCAGCTCGATCATGTTGTCGTACTGCTGCGGTGTCAGGGCTTCATACGCCTTTTGGTAGGCTGCTGTATCAAAGTCAACATTAGTCTCCAAAAACTGTGCTGCAAAGAATACCGGCGTGATCCGGTCGGAATTGTTGGTGTCAACCTTTCCGTTTGGGTGCAGATAATAGGTCACATTCTGCGTTTCATCCGCTTTGTTGTAGATGGTCACCTTGTTCAGCTGGCCGGAGCTGTCACCAATGATAATATTTTTATCTACAATGGCCTGTAGGTTTGCTTCGATAACAGCGCTGCAGCTTACCTTGCCAACCGTAACGGTAATAGCCTTATTCTGCGGGTCAAAGGCCATGTTGACAGCAATTCCATAAGCCGTCAAGGATTTGGTGATGATCTCATAAAAGCTGTGAATGTTGTCTTTGAGGTTTAGCGCTCCGGTTGTCTCGGAGGTCGTTTCCACCGTCATGCCGGAGATGTTTTGCATGGTGTCACCGGAGGAAATAAAGTTGTCCGTTATGATACCAGCAATAAACTGCTCTATTTTGGATGATGTTGTGCGGTCAAAGTGTACATCCACATCAAACAGAGACATCAAGGGCTGCGCAGAGATGGTCACGCCGGTTTTGTCTGTTTCAACATCATCAACAATGCCTTGGTAGGCTACTGCGCCGTTTTGGTCGGTCACGCTGATAAAATCACCTTTCTTTGCGTCAATTTTTACAGCCCGGAGAGTGGTTTTCTCTACCGTTAGGTAGTCAAACTGTATTTCTGGGCTTTCGATTGGCGCAAAGCTGCGGAAAGTATAATCACGAGCGAACACTTCACACTTAAACAGAGTACGCAAGTTTTTCCACCTCCACATATGCTGTGATATCCGATGTGCCATCGTGGGAGAATGTCAAAGTACTCTCGCCCGGCGGAGCGTAAATAAACCGGCCGGTTGAAAAGTCGCTGGACTGGTACAGGTTTTGCACAAATGTACCCTCCAGGGTATATTCTGCAATTTCCATCGTGGATGGATCGGCGTCAACAACGAGCTTATGACCTTCCGGTATGGTAGCTGTTACCTTACCAACCGCAACACGAACACCAGCCTTTGTAAGCGCCCACGCTGGGTTTACAATAGGCCCGAATATCTGCAGCCTGCATGGAGAAGGAAGATCGCCGTTTTTGAGCTTTGCAGAGCCGGAAATCGTCTCGATATAAGTGTAAGGATAGGTGTAGCTATATGTTTTGCTGTTTACGCCAGATGGCTGCACTTTGGACGAAACAATAGCTTCATGCCAAGTACCAAAGCAAAGGAATGTAACTGGCACAGCAAGATAGCCAGACTTAAACTCGGATTTATCCGCAGTCTGTACCTCGCACTTAATCTTGTACCAGGTATCAAGCGGAGAATACATGAGGAACAGCGGCCCCTTGGTGATGAATGAAACAAACGCTTGATATCTGGCATAGCTAAAGAAGATCATTTCGCCAGTAACAGCGTACTGATTGAGGTATTCGTCAGAAACAAGCCACGCGCTACCGGCTTGAATGGCGGAATAGGTTTTGCTAAAGCCCAAACCGCCCGGCGCGTTAAGGTACGCAGTTTTATCCATCAAATCCCACTCGGCGCCTACATTGTTTTGGAGCTTAAATTTTCTCATTAGTAGGCCCTCCCGAGTGCGCGGTTTACCGCCTGCACCAAATTGCGGGCAGCAGCTTCACCAGCGGCGTTGTCGTAACCGTTAAAGGTGTTGTTCATCTCGATTGTAATGCCACCACGGCCAGCGTCACCATTGAGAGGCATAACATGAGCGCGACCACCCGCCATGGTAAGCAGTTCTGGCCCGGCTTCGCCAACAATGGCGCTGCCGGAGGATAAGATGCCGCCCTTGGCAAGGTATGCGATCTTTCCAATGGTCGGGATATTAAAGCCAAGCGATTTACCACCCAGCACAGGCACCCAATCCGGAACATCAAAGTGAATGCTGTTAAGGCCGTTTATCATCCAGTTAATAGCGTCAATGACCATGTTGATAAGACCGATGATACCATTAAGGGGAGCCTTTGCAATCGCCACGAGAGCCGTAAAGATACCCTTAAAGATTTCCTGCACGCCTGTCCATGCTAGCTCCCAGTCTCCTGTGAATACACCACGGATGAAATCGATGATGCCATCAAATACAGCTTTAATGGAATCCCAAATAGACTTTACGGTAGCGAAAAATACATTAAGGATTTCTCCGAGAACACCAAAGGACTGCGACCAATCGGTAGTAAATACGCCCTGCAGGAAGTCATCTACACTCTGCAAGATTGCCTGTATCTCTTCGCCCTTAGTGGCAATCAGTGCAACAAGACCGACTATGGCAGCAATAATCAGAACAATAGGATTTGCAAGCAGGAAATTGATAGCCGTAGTCAGTGCAGGTATTACAGTGCCAGTAATAAAACTGATAGCACCGGCTATACCTGATATGATCCCAGCAACAGGAGAGATTGCAGCGATAAGGCCACCCACGATGAGGATTGTCTTTTTTGTGCTGCTGTCGAGGTTGTAAAACCAGTCAATAACATTCTGCAGCGCGCCAACAATCGAATTGATGATAGGGAGCAGGATATCTCCAATGGAAATTGCAAGATTATTAAGGCCGTTTTTTAGGATTTTCAACTGGCTTTCGGTCGTTGCGTATCTTTTGCTTGCCTCGTTGGAAAGGGCAATGTTTTCGTCCCATGCAGTATTTGCGGTTGTAACAGCATCGTCCAACACATCGGATGCAAGGGCCAACGCACGAAGCATATTGGACTGGCGAATACCGGAGAGCCCCAATTCATCCAATACGGAGATTGTGTCCTCTCCATTTTCGTTCATCTTCCCAAGCCCGCCGATGAAAGCACTGATTGCGTCTATCGGCTCATTGCCCCACATATCTGCGAATTCAGAAGCAGATACACCAGCGATCTTTGCGAATGTTTCAAGATCATCACCGCCAGCAGACACAGCCTTGCTTATTGCGGTCATTGTTTGGGTCATTGCCGTACCGCCTGCCTCTGCGTTGATGCCAACCGAGGACATTGCGGTAGACAATGCAAGGATATCCTGTTCGGACAACCCGGCAACTGTACCAGCAGACGCAAGGCGTGTAGCCATCTCAACAATATCGCGCTCTGTTGTGGCAAAGTTATTGCCAAGGTCAACGATGGTACTGCCGAGTTTGGAGTATTCATCAGCGGTCGTTCCGGTAATGTTGGCAAATTTGGCAAGTGCAGAGGCAGCTTCATCAGCGGAAAGGTTTGTTGCTTCGCCCAAGTCGATCATGACGCGGGTAAAGTCAAGTACATCATCGGTGGCAATACCCAACTGTCCAGCAGCTTCCGCAACCGCCGCAATCTCCGTAGTGGACGCAGGAATTTCTTCTGCCATGTCCAATATGCCCTGCCGGAGTGCCGCAAGCTGCTCTGTAGTGCCGTCTACTGTTTTTTCAACGCCAGCAAAGGCGCTTTCAAATTCTACAGCAGCTTTTGTGGCTGCCACTCCTGCGCCTGCAAAGGCCAAAGATGCCGGTGCAAACTTCTTTGCAATGTTCCCGGACTTTTCTGCTATTTCGCCGGTAACCGCTGAAACCTGTGCAAGTGCCGCACGGCTCTTGGACGCTTCGGCCTGTAGGTCTTTCAGCTTTAGTTCGGCGCTGGTCAGTTCCCGGACTAACTCACGGTATTGTTTTTGGTTGATCTCCGTGCCGTCCGCCATTTCCTGATCCGCTTTCTTTTTGGCGTTTCGGAGGCTTTCAACCTTGTTTTCTGTATTTTTGATTTGTTCCCCGAGCAATTGCTCCTTTTGTTTGAGCAGGTCAATATTGGTCGGGTCGAGTTTCAGCAGGCGATTGACTTTATTAAGCTCCGATTGTGTCCCACGGATTTCGCTGTTCAGAGAGCTGATCGCTTTCGACAAGCCCTTTGTATCGCCGCCGATTTCAACAACGATGCCTTTAACATTTTCAGCCAATCTTACCACCTCCTGCGAAGAAATCACGCAAGCCGCCGGGTCTGCCCCTTATGGCATACTGTTCTGCGTCGTTGGCCTTTTCGATCATCAAATCATAGACCATTCCGCAGGTCATGTCCTCCAGCGCTTCATCGGATAACCCGAGTTCAGCGCAGCGGAGCATAAAGGTTGACCCGGTAGGCTCACGCACGGTTTGTTTTATTTTTTTTTTGGAACAGCGGTAGTCTTGTTGTTCAGGCTCCAAAGCTCCAAAATGGCAGGGAGCACTTTATAGATGGAAAACATCTCAAACTGCTCCAGCCACTCGTCAACATTGTCCGGGATGGACCCGTCATATTGCCGAGCCATGATAAAAGCGACATCCTCAAAGATTTCAAGATCGCTTACGGAAAAAGATCCGTCATCGGATGTCGCTGCTGTTTGTAGCTTTTGCAGGTCTCGGACAATGTCCCGACCCACCTTGTGGCGGTAGATGCGTGGGGTCAGCGCATTAGCGCACAACCCTACACTTTTTCCGTCGATCTCGATTACTTTGTTCATTTCAGCCTCCAGTCGTCGGAGTGAATACGGCGGTGTACCAGCCGTTCACGGTCGCCTCCGGGGTCTCCGCCGTAGTGTAGGCAAGGGAGTTGCCGTTTGCCAGCGGGGAAGCGGTGATGCTGACGGTCTGCGTCTGCGGCTCTACGCTCTCGGTCGTGGTGTTCAGCTCACGGGTAGGCCGAGTGCAGGTGCAGTTGTAAAGAACAAACTTCGTCCCGTTCACATCGCCCTCCTCTTGGAACAGCAGTGCGAAAGACTTGGGCTGAATGTTTGCATTCTCGATCATCACCTTGCTGGTGGTGTCAAGAGTGTACCCAAAAACATCCTTTAGGAATGCTTCGGGGAAAACGGCGACTTCGAGATCGCCTGTGTAGCCGCTGTTCGCCACGGCTACAAAGTACTGAATGTTGTCCGCATAAAACGGGGTGGTATCGCCGGAAGGCTCCAAAGACAGGCTAACTGCGCCGGGGATGGCTACGGGAGTGCCGTAGGTGTTATTTTCCCCGTCGAGGATAGCGTAATGGACATTCGAGATACCGAATTTAACTTTATCAGCCATTTTTACACCTCGATTTCATAAACTACTTGGTTACACTGCTGATCTTCAATGTAACTCTCGGACTTCTGCCAAAACAGAGAGGACAAGGCCTGTTCGACTTTGCCCTCTGCTGTTAGGTCTTTATCTTTTGTGTAAAGCTCAACCTGTATATGGTTGATGGGGTGATACACCACATTGTCAGCGCCAAAATTATTGGAGTAGGAGACGCGATAGAGGATATACGGTAACTTTTGCGGCTTATTGAAGTAACCGTAAGCTACGGGCATCCTCGTCTGTTTTAACAGGGAATTGACCTCTTGCAGTGTCATCCTTTCTTAATCACCACCTTTACACGGGTTAAAAGTTTCTGCTCTGCCTTTTGCTCCGCTGGGCCGATGTGGGGGAATGGGCGGGCAGAGCCTTTTGCGGTTCCGCCTGGGCCTGCGTGACCATGTTCCAGCAAGTGCGTGAGCTGGTAATCCGTTTTGTTGAAAATTCGCATACGGATATCGCTGTAGCTCTCATATGCGACCTTGTCACGCCAACCGGCCTTATAATCGCCGGTCTGTACCGGGCTGCCGGTCACAATGTCTTGGCGGCATTCCTTTGCCACCTGCCGAACCTCTTTTTTTACGCCATCCGTAACGGCCTGGTCATAGTTTTTCAGTTCGGACAGGATTGCCGTTGCCAACTCATCCGGTCTAACCGTTTTCGACATCGTTGCCCACCTTTTCCTCAAGGTACAGCTCTATTTCATCGCTGCCTGTTGCAAAATAGGTGCGATAAATAGAATAGCGTGTGCCGCGCCACTCGGCTAATTTCTGCCCAGCATAGTTGGCGATAGGAGTAACCGCCACAAGGGACGGCTGCAAGCCGTTTTGACCGGCGGAATAGAACTCCGCCCGTGTAGCGGACTGCAGCCGCGCCCAGACCTGTGTTGTGGTTTCTGTGGCAATCTGTACCCCGATATCGTTCTGCTCAAAGGTTTGGGAGATTAATGTAATGAGATCATCCAAATTAATCACCCACCTTTTGCTCAAACAGCCGGTTGTTGAGTGCCCACCGGAGCATCCGGGGCATTGCTACGACCTTTTCCCGGCGTTGCCGGTAAAGGTAGGCGGCGTACATCTCCACCAGCATAGCATCACCGGTGCTGGTGGAAAGTACGATTCCCTCGGTAGCGATATACTCCTTGGCAGACGCGATCAACGCCGACAGGTAATCGTCAAGCGCTGTTGTGGAAAGTTGCAAATCAACCTTCAAGATCACGAGGATATCAGCGTCTGTCATGCTTTAACCCCCCTTAGGAAGCCTTGGTTACATTTACGGTATAGACTACGGTCTCGTTGCCGTTCTTCACGGTTACGGTCAGAGGATGGGCAGTGCCATCAGCCAGCCAAGTAACAGTGCCGCCGTTCTTCACATTGGCGTTGTTGTAGGCGATAGCAACCTGTGCGCCTGCGACCTCGGTGGTGGCGTTTACGGCAGCAGTCGCAGCGGAAGCGGTAGCGGTGTAGCTCAGAACATCGCCGTCAAATGCGGGACTGAGAGACAGGCTGCCGACAGTCAGAGCGGACAGCTTGGCGTTGTTGGCGGTATCAGCCGCAAAGGTCATGGAGGTGGTTACGGAAGCGCCGTTAATGTTGATCGCCACAAAAGCGCCGGGGATAACGGGCATACCGTCAGCACGCTCTTTGCCGCGGAATACGGTGTTGTCCTGAATGAACTGAACCTCGCGGGATGCTTCGATGGTCATGCCGGAGCGCTGCGCCCACAGGTACAGGTCGCCATAGCCGCCAACGATGTCGCCATCGGGGATAAATTCGAGGATTTCCACATCACCGCCGATGATGGGCATGGTCATACCGTCAAAGGTGACATACCGGCCCAAAGCGGTAGCAAGGATTGCCTTGGACTGCAGAGTAGCCAGGGTCTTGCTATTCATAGCCCAGAAGCGCTCGCCGCGGGAATAGCGGGTGAAGGTGTTACCAGCAGCAACAGCCAGCGCAGCCCAGAAAGCCTCGCCGGTAGAAGCGGTGGGAATGGTGATGATGTTGGAGGTGTGCAGGTCAACCCAAGCAGGAGCATTGGCCGGGTAATCGCTGGGTTTGCTCTCCTGCGCCAGACGCGTCACAATACCAAGAGGCATCTTCTGACCAGCGCCCTTACCGTACAGGATGGCCTTATCCTTGGCAAGGCCGATAGCCTCGGACAGCATCTCGACAATCCAGGAGGCGAGGTTTACATCGTTATCCTCCAGCAGGGAATTACAAACAGGAACATAACCGGCAACCTTGAAGCCGTCAAGAGTGATCTGGTTAAAGCTGAAGGTCAGCTCATTGATGGCACCGCACATTTCAGTCCAAACGGCCTCGGGGACAGTACCGGCAATGGTCTGACGGGCTTCGCCATTGACATTGCGGATGCGGACCCGACGCATCAGTTTGGAGTAGCGATACATATTCTCGGCAATGAGGTCGAGGAATACAACAGGGATGGTCAGCTCACCACCGGTGATATCTCTCTTGCTGCGGGCAGCGTTACGAAGCTCCGCAAAGAAGGTCTGCACATCGGGCTGGGCTACGATAGCGTCACGCTGCTCTTTGGGAAGAGCGTCAAAGGCGCGCACATTCATGGGGAGGGAGCGAATGTTGATGGTATTCATGGTAAAATCATTCCTTTCGTCTTTCTTTTCTGCTTTGGGTTCAGCCTTGGGAGGATCCTTTTCGGCATTTTCCAAATCTTCCTCAAGGCCCTTGATTTCTGCGGACAGTTTTTCTTTTTCGGCGTTGTGGGCATCCTGTTCCTCGGTAAATTTGTTCATGGCGTCCTCAACAGCCTGCTGCTCCTCATCGGTGGTGGCTTCGCCGATTGCTTTTTCGATTTCAGCGGAGCGTGTTGCAAATTCTGCGTCTTTAGCTACCAGCGCCTCAAAAGCTGCTCTTTTCAGTTCCAGCTTTTTGGCAATCATAATGGATTTCAGTGCCATGTCAGCACTCCTTTCTTAGCTTTTTGAGGGCTTCGGCCCTCCATTGGTCGAGCTTGCGCTCGTTGATCTTTTCAAGGTCTTTTTTCCGAGCCTCTACCATGGTGTCCTCGTAGGCCGGGAAGGTAACGACCGATACCTCATACAGTTTGACTTTGCGAATAGTCCACACGGTTGTGCCATCTGGCCGGATTTCGGTTTCCTCGTCAAGGATGTCAAAGCCGAAAGAACATTGGGAAACATCCCCACGCTTTACGCGCTCATAGGCGTTCATGGCATCCTGATCCGCTTGATTAATGAGGATAGACCCCCAAAGGCCCAAATCATCAACGCGGAGGGTCAGTGTACCGGCTGTGTTTCGTCCGAGCACCATCGTGGTATCATGGTTGACCAGCGCCCGGATATCATCACCGAGGGTACCGTCAAAGGCCCCGCGGTCAATACGCTCAATGGCCTTATCCCACATCCGGTACTCACCGGTAAAGGTTGCGAAATAGCCCTCAATGTAAAGGTTTCCACCGGCAGCGCGTGTCTTAAAGTCGCCGCTGCGGCTGATTGCCTGTCTTGCTCCTACCATTTACTCACCTCCTCCGTTTAGTTTTTTCTGATCGCCGAGACGGTCAGCGGGAATGTAGTTTTCAAGGGCCAAAAGCTCGTCCATGCCCTCATGCGGAGGAAGCCCCACCCAACTGCGCCACTCATTCCGCGTCATTGCCATGCGGTCAACCATTTCCGCACCAGCTTTGATGGTTTCCTCCAAGGAATAGTTGTAGAGGGAGCGAACATTGAAGCGGAAAAAGTAATCCGGAGATACGAGCAGCTTTCGGCTAAACTCCTGCTCCAAAATCTGTGCAATCGGCATGATACGGGAAGAAATAAAGTTGTTCCATTCATCCCGCTTGAACTCGCCAACGCCCAAAACAAAAGGCGGAACACCGAGAATGGTTGCCACCGTCGTTTTATCCAGTTTTACGAAGTCTGCCAGCGCAAGATCGGACAGGGTAAGGGGCCGTACCTGTTCCACCGAGAATTGTTCGGCCGGAATCAGCCAAGGTTCCCCAGCTTTGTTGGATGCCGCAAATTCCTCAAGGAGCTTTGCTCGGCCCTCCGGGTTGGAAAACTCGTCTATCATAGCGTCAACCTTGACAATAAGGGACGGTTTCCATTCGCTTGCCATGAATCCCTTTTCTGTTGTCGCCGCCTGCTTTAGGTTATTTGCCACATCAGCCAGCGCAATGTTGTACCCAGTACCTTGCCATGGGTAGTAATTGCTCGGATTGATTGCAAAGTGCAGTACATCCTCCGGGTCATAGGTTTTCCCAGATATTTCGATGCTGTAATACCGTTCCCCATTCGGGACAAATGCCACAAATGCCGCCGGAATCGGGTCAAGCCGCCGAAGCAGGCCATTCCGGGTCTTTGGGAGCACCACAGCGTTCCCCCTGCCATCCAGAAGCATTGTCTTAATGATCCACTGGATAAAATTTGACCGCCCCATGTAGCTGTTTGGTTCGATATCCACTACACGAGACAGCCCGTTTTTTACCCGGATGTCTCCACCGTCAGTGTTTTGCATCAGATAGATTGTCATGCTTCCGATTAAGTAAGCGATTCTATCAACGGCAGCACAGATTTCCGGGTTGTGTGCAAGGTCTGTATATCCGGAACAGGTCAGGTCTTTCCATCCGGTTCCATCACACAGGCATACAGCGCTCCGCGTTTGGGGCTTATCCCGAGAGCGGAAGCGCTCAAAAAAATTTGCCATGCTCATTTATCACCCCACCATTTCTTTCCTGCTTTAGATTTATCCAAAGCCTCCAAATACCGCACTGTGGCGAATACAGAGGCGTCGAACACATCAATTCGATTTGTCGGTCTTACCTTTTCGTACTGGATCATGTCGTCAGTCTTTTCGATGGCCGAGACATTCCCAACGCAATACTCGTAGGCTTCGGAATGCATATAGTACAGCGTCCCATTTTTGGCGCTCTGTTCAATATGCCGGAAGCCCTCGGATTTTTTGTAAAAAAACTGCGGCTGATCGATAATGTTAAAGCCTGCCGTTTTCATGCCAATGAAATACTCTCGGCAGAATTTTCGATCATGCCCAACCTGTCGGATTTTGAATCCCTGCTTGCGCATGGATATAAACCAGTTGACAACATCGGCGTGGTTTACGGTCGGACTGTTACACATGGTTAAAAGACCATCATCAGCCCAGCCAAAAAGCGGTATGCCGTCCTCGTCCGCTTTAACATGGGCCTGCACCACCGGGAACCAAGCGTGACTGATGATAATATCCACACCTTTGTAATTTCCAAAAAGCGCAGCCGCCGTTAGGTCGTGCATCTTTGATAGGTCTGCACCGCCGTACCAGTCTATGGGGAGCTTGGAAAGCTCGTCCAGCGTCCAGTTGTATTTTTCGTCGCTTCTCCGGAATTCATCGAGGTTGAAATAGGACTTGATAGCCCCTGTATAGACATTGAGAGACTTTGCAAAGAAGTCTTTCCGCTGCTGCGGATCATTCTGCGCCTGCAAGCTGTCGTTTAGGATTTCCTCCGGTCGGATGGATACCCCATAGGCCGGGTTTGCCATCTCGTGTACCAAAGGATTTGTATAGTCGATGTTGCCCTCCTCATCCGGATTGGCGCAGCACATGAAGATAAAATATTGTTCGTCCTTGATGGTGCCATCCAATACCTTGCGGCAGTATTGCAGCCGCTGCCCAAGGAAGCCCTGTTCGTTATCGCCAGCCGTGGAAATACCTATCAGCAGCTTGTTGGTGTAGGCTTTCATGGCTTCCTTAAAAAGGTTGTACTGCTTAGGCTTGGTAAAAGCGTGGATTTCATCGCAGATCGCAATATTGCAGTTAAGAGAATCCTGCGCATCCGGGTTTGCAGCCAGAGCGCGGATAAAAAACGAGCCGTCTGGAAGCTCTGCCTCCATTGAGTGCTCGTTGTTGTTGTCAATGATCTTTACTCCGCCGCCATGCTTCTCGTCCTCGCCCATAAGCCGGATGTTATAATCCAGAAAATTAAAGCTTTCAAGGGACTGCATCAGAGCCGCGGCCGATATGTAGGTTTTGGAACCGCTGCGCCGGTACCACAGGGACAGCGCCCAAGCAAGGGAAGCGGCAAAGCTCGTTTTAATGTTTTTCCGAGGTATAAAAATAAGGGCCTCGTGAAACCTCACCACATCAGTGCCTTTCAGCTTAAACCCTAAAAGATTGTAAATGATAAATTTGTGAAACGGCTCCAGCAGGAATGGCTTTCCCCGGAGCGGTGTACCGTCCAGCTTTTCCCCCTGCTGGTGGCAGAGGGTCTTTTCGATGATCTGAATACAGAACTCCGGCCCTTTTGGCGCAAAATCGTACTCGTCATTATCAAGGTCAGTAAAGAAACGGTCAACAGCCTGCCGCAATTCCTTGCAAGCGACCTTTCTCCCGTCTCTGATACTTTCGGCATACTCAAGGACTACGGGCCAGTTCTTACCCTTAATCTGTCTCAAGGCTGGCAAGAGCAGCGGCAAGGCCACCCTTTTCCTCCTTTTCCTTCACTCCGCCGGTCATTTTGCGGAAACTCGATGGAGTAAGCCCCAATTCGCGCCAGTATGCCAGTGCGCTCTTGTTGAGGTCGTCCCACAGAATCAACAGAGGGTTTTTTACCATATTTGTGGCGTTCCCTTTGTTGGTATATTCGATGACGGACTTACCGCCGGACTTTTTGAACTCGGCCTTGGTCTTATCCCGCTGTTCCAGTATCTCTGCAAGCGTTTCTACCGCAGATTGATAAGATGGGTCGGCCGTACCGAGTTTTTCCATCTGTTTTTCGATAGTTTCAACCCATTTTTCCTTTGTCATGGCTTCCCCTTTCTCAAAAATATACCGTAGAGTTGGAAAAAGTTCCCCCCGCCGGTCCCCATAGAGAGGCGGAAGGCGCAACGGATAGGGGGGGTATCAGTAACGGCCCCTTGCTGCTGTTGCTTTTTCCGGGTGCTGCTTGTTATGGCAGCCCTCACACAGGCTTACTAAATTTTTATCTTCGTAAGCCAGCTCCGGGTACTCATCTGCGTGTTTGATATGATGCACCGTTGTAGCCTGTACCGCCTTTCCGTACCTCTTGCAGTGCTGGCACATATATCCGTCACGCCTTAATATCTGTTGGCGCTTCCTCCGCCACCTGGGAGAATTATAATCAAATACAGTGTTCATTACCCGCCCTTACCCTCCCGGTGTCTACTATGCCGGGCGTCCTTTTTCGTTGATGACTTATGCGCTCAAGCAGACAAACGCTTTGTGTTCGTCTGCATAATGAACTCTTTTACTTGGTCATATCCCCAGCCGCAATCTACAAGTCCGCTTACAAGGCGTTCCATAGACTGAATCGCGGTCAGTTCCTCGGCAGAGAAACAGTCGCGCAGCTCTGCCTTTGGGGCAATGCCGTATTCCTCCCGCATTTGCTTTGCGTTCTTGCCGAACAGTGCCTTATAGATGCAGTTGGTGTAGACGGAATATGCGTGTCCATGCATACGCTCGTCCTCGTTCGATTGTTGAATTGCCTTTGTCAGTGCCTGACGAACGGCAACCCCCTTTTCTCGCTCGATCGCCTTGCCGCGAACGACTTTCTCCATCGCGTTGAACTGCTTGATGTACGCCTCTTTGAAGCGCATGGCTTTTTCCCCGGTATAGCCCATGACAAGGAGCACAAAGCCGTCTCTTGTCATCACCTTCGCTTTTTGTGTGCGCCCTCTGGTATCGGTGTAAGTAATATCGCCATAGTTGGCGGTATTAAATTCATCGCTGCACCCTATCTCCGCAATATCTCGCATCACTTTATCATGCGCCTTGCCAAATGTCTCTGCCACATCTAGGCTCGTTACCGCGGGGATTTCTTCTTTCCCCATCTTCATCAGTTCTACCAGCATAATATCAATCCTTTCTCGTTGATTTTATTGCCTGCGGTTTCCCGCCACTTACCATACGGTCACTAGCTGTTTCTTGCCGTCCTTTGTTCCGCGCAGCATCAATGTCTGCGGTTGGTCTGCATCGCTCTCGCTGCTGGGCAGCAGCATCTTCCGGGCTGCGTAGCCTCCGTACTGCTGCCATGCAGTACAGCTAACCACTACCAGCTGCTTGGTACGGATAACATTGTTGTTACTGTCCACCACGATCTTTTTGGGCTTACTGATGGTGCCTTTGTGGGTGTGGCCAACAATCAGAGCGTCAATGCCCTCTATGGTGTAGCCGAAGCGCTCATTGCGGTTTACCGTTGCACCGGTGTAAATGCCGCCGCCGGAGCCATGGGTAACAGCCATCGTATAGCTGGTGATAGGGATATCTCTTGTTACCCTGCGCCCAATCTCCAGTTTGAGGAATGCTATATCCTCGGCGTAGTAGTCCTCCATGTCCAGCTTGCACATGATATCGCCCATAATGTCTTGGTCGGTGTCCTTGGCCGTCCTCGCTTCGTGGTTACCGGATACCGCGCAGAGTATCTTATCCTTGATGGGCGTTAGCATTTCCACCATCATCTTTTTCTGCTCCCGCGGGCGGATATAATCCTCAAAGGGGCTTCCCACCGCGTTCCGGGTATTGTTGTTGATGAGATCGCCGCCAAGGATGAGATAAGCGTCCTCCCGCTCTACCCGGCGGCAGAATGCTTGCCAGCCATCTTTATCATGTAGGATGCTGCCCAAATGCACATCAGATACCGGATATACCTTGATGGTGTCGCTCTGCGGGATTTTACGGACTATTAAATCCAGAGGTATCCCCTCCTTTATGGCATAAAGAAAGAGAGCGCCTTTCGGTACTCTCTGACTGCTTTTGGTAAGGCAGACTATTGCGAACTTGCGGCCTGCCAGCGCGGCACCTTTTTTACGAAGGTCATGTATCTTCGGCCGGTGGGATAACGGGGCATCGGCGACCCCGTAAAAAGGAGGTAAAACATGAAGGTGGAGCACCCGATAGGGCTTGAACCTATAACCCGCTGCTTACAAGGCAGCCGCTCTACCATTGAGCTACGGGAGCAGATTGCCGGGATTAGGGGCCCGGCTCCCCACCAGGAGGAATGTCAAGGGAAGTCTTATTTTATCAGAGCGATTGGCGGAGGTATTTACTCTCCTTTAGCGTAAGCCCTTTGTGCAGACTGCGTTCTTTTTGCTGCTGGGCTTTAAGCTGCTTAACCGCTTCTGGTAAAAGCTCTATCTTTTGGTGTATGTACTTTGTGGGGATGTGGATTATTTCCCACTCATCTCCAAGGGCAGCTCTTAAGTTAGAATCTCTCGCGAACTCCGCCCCCTTGTCGGTGTGGTACAACTCTCCATCAATCTCCAGCACAACCTTTAAGCTTGGGATGTAGAAATCTACCGTATTTTTTCCGATTTTCTTTTGCATGACCGTTTTTAACTCATTTTCTACGAGTATTATTGCAACGGCCACCTCATCAGCGCTACCAAATTCTTTTGCGTCCTGCCACTTATCCGTATAAAGTATGGCATTATTTTTCTCTATAAACTCAGCGATTACATCACAAGCCTCTTTGTACTCGTACATATCGACTTTTTGCTTTTCAATGATCGCAAGCCCTCTCTCGTACATAGCGATGTTCTTTAACTCTCTTTGCTTCCGAATGTTTTCCAGGTCTTGGACCTCTTTTTTTACCCTGCATTCTTCGCAATAGCAACGATGTTTTGGGGGAGAAAATATTCTCTCTATATCATCCATCGTATAATCTTCACTATCGAGGAGTTTCTGATCTTTTTCAGATATTGGAGCGGTAATTTCTTTTCCGCATATCCAGCAAATGGTTTCCATTCAGGCCTCCTTTGCCTTATGGGCTTCGCCCATTATATATTATGGACTATCGGGCGTTCTTATTTCTGCCATGTTTCTGCCATCTTTACAGCTCCGTCAACCCATACCGGCAAAGGGCATATTTCATCAGCGCTTCGTCCTTATCCCGGTACACCTCTCGTTCACTCTCATTGAACTCCTGGCAAAGTCTCTGTATGTAGCCATATTCCCGGCGGATGTAGAACAACTCAAGGATGCGCCGCTGCTTTCCCGTCAGGCAGGCCAGTCCTTTCTCCACTTGGGAAGTCTGCCACTTGACTACCGCAAGGTTTGCCGAGAGCGCATCTCGGCGGGAGATTGCGTTAATCAAATGATCTTCCCGGCCGCAGCCACCGCCCTTTACCGGTGTAGCATCGCTGGTAGCGGACCGGATGCCGTCCATCTGCTCATTGTAGCGGCGGATTTCTTCCGGCAGGCTTTCCAACGACCGGAGCTTATAGCTATGGCACTTCAGCTCGTCAATGCAGATGCGCTTGTAGTCAATCATGTTTCTCCCTCCTCCGGCGGTTCATTTTCCGCCCGCCTTTTTCCGTATGCGCAGTAGAAGTTCGGCGGCACTTCGCAATCAACGCAAACGCCGTGGGAACAGCACAGATAGCTTATTTCATCGTAGCTGTATTCGCAGTCTTTGCATCTGACCACCGGCACCGCATCAACAGATTCCTCCGCCAGCATCTTCATCCACTCACAGTCGGCAGGCTCACAGTCCATTCCCGGATACATTCTGTCGCAGATACTACAGATAATATCCACTGCAGTTTCATTTTTTATGTATGGCTTAATCATAGACAGCCTCCTTTTCGTCCATCTTTGCGCCGCAGTTGGGGCAGTAGTTGTAAGCGCCGTCAATAGACGGGTCAAGAGACCACCACCTACAAAACGGGCACCTAAACTGACCGAGCGTGTTAAGCGTTTGCGGGATGTATTCCCACCGTCCATGCACCACCGGGGCAACATCAGCGGGCTGGAAACACTCTACCTCATCGAGCATATCGTCAACCCAACAGGCACGACACCAGCATCCGTTGTGGTCTTTCTTCTCCGCCTTGCACGGCTTGCAATAACGCTCCTCGACGCTTTTCTTAAACGCTTCCCTGTCTATGTATCCAGCATCAAAACTCTTGCACATTCTGTTGCGTTCCTTAATAAACTCCGCAGCATCCATGTTATCCCTCCATCTGCACCCGTCACAGGCGCCCTCGTGTGCTTTTTTGGACTTCCCGCAGTATTGGCATAGCTCGTTGAAAAGGACTTTCCGGTCTGTCGCCAGCTTCTCGATCAGGTCAGCGGCTTCCCCAGAAACCACACCAGCGCATTTATAACGCGCCGGGCTTTCAAACGAAGGGCACTCCTTTGGGCACGCCCCGGTTTCTATTGCATCACAATGGCACCGCAGCGCGGTCACAATCTCGTCTCTTGTCATGTCGTTTCCCCTCTCTTATCTCCGCCCCATTGCTCCGCCATAGCTTTGGCGATGCCGGGAAAGGTCTTTGCGCGGTTTTTGGCCCTATCCGTGGTAAACATACCTTTATGCTGTTCCCCATGCTTATGACTATAGCTGCCGCTTGGGCACCATGTTGCTGTCGGCTCAACAATATTGGTCGGCTCCAACGGCTGGACACCACGCTCCCACAGCAAGGTTTTTTTGCTAAACGGGTGCCCGTATTGATAGGGCTGTATGGCTTGGCTTGGCTCTGGATACTCAAAGACTTTACTCGGCGTCGGATTCTCAATCACAACTTTTTCACAATCCGCTGCCAAAATAGCTAAAAACAGCGCTTTGCCGCACAAGCCCTCATAATACCTCTTGATATTGAGCTTGCCGCCCCTATACAAGTGCCGCGCTCCGGCGTTGCTGGTTTTGGTGCAGGGCGGGAAAGCAATAATCATATCCCACCGCCCCACATCATGCGTCTGCCCGTCCATTGTGGTAACTTGCCCCCCCTCGATTACCTTTAACACATCGCCTAAAATGTGCCACTCCGGATGTCCTCCAGACGGCTCCTGTATGTCGCAGGAATATGCTTCATGCCCCAGCGCACGAAACGCAATACATACCACTTGGCTTTCCTCACACGCACATAAAACTTTCATCTCAACCTCCAAACACCACGCCTTTACCGCAGGAAAAATGCGGCTTGACAGCCCCGGAGATGTTACATTTGGAACACTCTCCATAACAATCTGAAAACATAAGATACTGACATTGCCAACATTCTATTTTATTTTCGTCCATTTCCTCGTACCGGCACACGCCCGGATGGTTTACTACGGGGCAAAAATCTGCAACCGCCGGGCAATCGCCGTTTACACAGACTTCATCTTTCAGCCATTTACACATCATCCCACCTCCAGTGCCATCAGCAAATCCTTGTAGTCCAGCAGAAGAGCCCATATCTGTTCCGCATCTTCATGGTCGAGGGTGACTGCCCCCTCTGCGTCAACGGCAGCAGCCAGCCGGTCTATGTCCCGGATTACTTCGTAGTAGTCCTTTACGGTCATTGGCTCACCCTCCAAAATTCTCAAGATAATATTGCTTGCAGTCCTGCCAGCCTTTGTAGTAGGCTGCCTGCTCACGGCGTTCCTGTTCCTCTGCGGTCATCTCCGCCTGGGCCACTTCATCCACATGATTCCACCTTTCGCCCGAAATAGCCGATAGAACCATTATGCAGATAACAACTAAAATTATCGTAACTGCCGCTGCCGTCCAGTTCCTCATAGCAAATCCCTCCTAAATCCGAAGAATGTCTTTATTTGCGGCAGTGTATCCAGCCTGTGTCCATCTACCGTTATCAGCGCTGCATAGCCCTGACCTATCCAGCCACGGTGCCAAATCTCCCTGGCCTCGTAGTAGTCCACGCTCTCCCGGCGCTCTGTTGTTTTGCCGCAAACCCTTATCTCGATGTCGATTTTCCCATCCCGGCGCTTTATCCAATTCTTGGGGCGCTTATACTTACCGGATGCCGCCGCATCCTTGTAGCATTGCTTGGAGCAGTACTTTTGTCCCGGCTGGCCGAAATAGTCCTTCCCGCAGTATTCGCATTTCTTCGGCTCGGCTTTTTTCATACTGCTTTTGCGGGCCCGGATGCTGTCCATGGCCTTTTGGCAGTCTTTGCAATACAGCTGCCTGGTGTTGGTGCTGCCTATCGGCCCTCCGCATCTCTTGCAGGGCCGGTTTGGGTCTCTCTTGATTCCATAGCGAGACAAGATCGAGGCCACAGAGCCGTAATCAAGATCAAGAATTAAGGCAATCTCCCTGTTTGTCTTGCCCTCCCGCACCAGCTGTTTCAGGAACTCCGGGTCGTTTGAATTAGAACAGCCGATTTTGGCTGCGGGAGTGGCCTTATCGTATGACATCATAACTCACCACCTTTTCCTGCTCGGCCATCTCTTCGCGCATTTTTATGGCTTTGGTGATAGCGTTCCAGCGCTTGATAAATTCCTCGGCACTTTGTCCCTCAAAAAGCGGATTCTCCCGCTCTATTTCCGTTCCGTGTTTCCCCATTGTGTTACCTCCTCTATGTCAATTTCTGTCCTTGGGTTCTTTGGGTCATATGCCCCACGCAGCCTTAGCTCGACATGGTCAAAGCTATCATCGGCGATTACTCCCCGGTGTACCAGCCCGTCCATCAGCATCTTGCCGTTGTAGTTGTCGGGGTCGTGCCGATGGCGTGTTGGAAAGTAGTAGGTGATGGTCACCACCGCCTTGCCCATTGGTTTGCACTTGGGGCAGTATGCAACAAACAGCTGCAGCCAGCGCTGCTTTTCTGCCCGGTAGTCCCAGGCGTTCGCCCGTCCGGCGTACTTGTTCAGCGATGGGGGAATTTCGGGAATTGTTATTTTCACGCATTCTCCTCCATCGTCCGCTGCGCCAGCGCCAGGTCATAGCTTGGAAGCTGCTTTACCTCGGCCATACCGGCCAGCTTTGCCCGGATATCCGCAGGCAGGGCTTGCATTTTGCGCTCGCTCTCCTGTCTTGCCCGGTAGCTGCGCATAAAGTTGGACTGCACCACGCTCTGCACTGTCCCGGTGTCCATGCTGGCCCATTCCCGCAGCTGGGAGGGGTGTCCTACCAACCGTTGTAGGTTCTCCGGCAGGGCTGCAAACTCTTTCTCGCTGTTGTAGCCGCTGTTCCGCAGGGCCTTTGCAATCAGCGCCCACGCTTCCCCCTCGGAGAGTTCCGCCGGTCTGCTGATCTCCCCGATGCTGGCTATGATAGCCCCAATGTGTGGAGGGAACCCCTTGCGGTCGCTGGCAATGTGGGTCTTAACCGCCGCTGCCACAAGGTCAGCCGGGTAGTCTGCCAGCATTTCCGCCCACAGGTTCACCACCGCTTCGGCATCCTGCCGCTTCATGTCCCGGTAGTACGCTGGATAAGCGGCCTTGAGGATGGACATAACCGCCAGTGTTTCAGTACGGTTCATGTTGTCCCTCCTCCTGCAGCATCTGCAAAAATACATTGTCGGTCCCACCAGCAGACTTGTCGCCTTTCAACGGGTAAACATCCTGCCAGCAGCGCTTAACGCTCTGATCGAGAATAAGTCCCTTGGTGTGGTTGTCCCCCGGTGCCAGCCGTTCCAGCTCATTCAGGATCATCTTTGCGGCACGATCAGTGAGGGGCTTTTTGATTTTTTTGCGCATCTCACAAAAGCCGTTCCAGTTCTCCATCAAGGCTTCCGGGACATCCACACGCCCCCTTGGGGGGGTAGGGGGGGAGCTTGGATTCGTATTCGGATTAGGATTCGGATTCGGATTGGATTCAGGCCGCAGCTCGCCGCAATCCGCCGCAACTTGCGGCAACTCGCCGCAGATTTCCGCAGACGGTGTAAAGCCGCTGTTTTCAGGCGGGTCGGGATATTTGGGTTTGCATTCTCGTATCCTTTGATGTTCGGCCCAAGTCGGGAACCAAAAGTAGGGCTTCCCGTCCACCTCGTAGAGGGAAACGCAGCCTTTGGCCGCCAAACCGTGGAGCGCATCGTTGATATCTTTTGCAGTAACCCGTTCCCGAAGCGGGAATGCGTTTCCTTTGATGATTGCAGGCCGGGCATCTCCTCGTCCTGCATCGTCTACCGAAACAATAAGACTTACCCAAAGCCGAAACTCGAAATCCGTTAAGGATGCTATCTTGTCGCTTGTGCGGAAGCTATCCTTTATCAATCTATTCGGCATTCCTCCTCACCTCCCGTCAGAATGGGAGGTCGTTAGGGTCGCCCTCGACTTCTTCAAATCCGCCCTGCTCGCTCTCTGCAGGCTTTTCCTCTGCCTTGCCGGTAGATTTGCTGCCGCCAAACAGAACCTCCTCTGCGATGATTTCTGTGGCCGTGCGCTTGTTGCCTTCCTTGTCCTCATAGCTGCGGACTTCGATGCGGCCTACAATGGTGATAAGGTCGCCCTTGCCAAACCACTGGTTCACGAATTCGGCGGTCTTGCCCCATGCTACGATGGGTACGAAGTCAGTCTTTTCCCGGTCACGGCTGCGGTCTACCGCAATGGTAAAGCTGCACACATTCTTGCCGCTGTTAGTCTGCTTCAGTTCGGGGGCTTTCGTCAGTCGCCCATTAAGGATCGCTTTGTTCAGCATTCTGTTTCCTCCAAATAGTTTGTGTAAAATTCCTCCCGGAACATCGGGATAGTGAAATCGTAGTTGTCGATACAGGCTTGCTCGCCCAGCCGGTGCAGCCAGTCCATCACCTCGGCGCAGCCGTGTGCATGTGTCAGGTGGCACGGCATATGGCACAGGGACACCCAAAGCCCCATGCGCTTGCTTTTGCTCCGCATGGCGTTGCCGAAGATTTCGTGCCGGTCGAGCTTTACGCCGGAGCGCTGGCACAAAAAGCACTTGGATGTGTCGGCCTGTACGATGCTCGGAGCGTAACCGTTTCGGTCAAGCTCTGCGCCCCATTCATTTTTCAACCGTCACACCTCCCTGCCTGTCCCCATTCTCTTCCGATTTGGTTATCGATGATCCTGATTTGCAGTTTAAGGCTGTTGATGGCTTCCAAGTTCGCCTTGTAGACTGCTTCGGCAACATCTCGCCTAAACCGTGCCTCTGCCACGCTCGGTATCCCGTAGCAGGTCTTGTCGATCAGCCCGATGGCAACACCTTCGTCTTTCAGCTTTAAGCACTCGGTGCGGAGAAGGACTTTATAGTCCCGCTCCGCAGCAGCATACTCGCTTCCCGAATTTCGCAAGGTCTTAACGGATGTATTAAGCTGTGCCGATTTCTGTTGCAGTTCGGTCCACAGGTCAAGCTCCATTCTTTTCGGCCTCCTTTGCGGCTTTCATGCACGGCCCGCACAAGTGGCGCCCGAACATTTTCTCGGTGTATGGGACAATCTCCCGCACATACCATGTAGATCCGTCTCTTTTGGTAATCGGTACGATTGGTTTACCGCAGTCAGCGCAGGTTTCCGTGATATCATATCCGGCATCTCCCGGTTGACCAAAGCTAAATACGATGTTTCCGTTTTTGTCTGCGACAGTCAGGTAGGTGATGCGCTCTCCGGTTACCTCCATTTCCGCTACGGTAAATTTAGCCCACTTGTCATTACTGTCTGCTGGTTCAAACTTTCCGTACTCATTCTTTTGGGTCTTCATGGGGATGACGATATTTATCCTCGTGTAAAGTTCCCTGCCAATTCCCCAGTTAAAACAAGCTCTCTTGAAACTGTCGGAGCTTTCGCCCTTTTCCTTTTCGGTGTAGCTTTCTGTTCCGCAATCTGCTTTCCACGTCCATCCGTCAGCCGTTCTGATCCCGACACGGCAGAAAAGGTTCCCCTTACATTCGTAATGTTCGCGCTGCCAGTCCTCGGGCCCCACCGTCTCGTCCAAAATACGCATATCGCATCGTGCATCCTTGTAGCACAGGAGCACAGCCCCTCTTGATGTATAGCGGTCAACCCGGAGGTCAACCTCATCCGCCCGAAGCGGTCTGAATTTAATCATTTCCTATCCTCCTCAAAGTACCTGTCTGCGTCTAAATCCCCTGCATCGAACCACTTAATACAGTTCTCACAGCCAATGACCATGCCATCCTTAATGTAAATGGTCTCGTTAATCTCACAGCCACATTCCGGGCAGATATGCGGTTTATCGTCGTAGTTGTCTACCCAACTCGGGATTGGCCTATCTGGGATATCGTAAGGGCTCATGCTTCCACGACCTCCCCATTTTCCAGTTTGTAAAATACCCCGGGTTTTATGACCTCACCATCTACCTTTACCGCTCGCACCTCTTTAATGGGGCAAGTGTCACCGTTCCAGTTGCCCCTCTCGGTTAGGACAAGCCAGCATCCAATGGCGCCGGATGCTTTACTATCGACCCCGGTGACGATTGCAATAGACTCCTTTCCATCAACGGTTGCTGCGCTATAGTTGCCGGTGTTGGTGGCTGCGCTACGGTCGCCGGTGTTGGTGGCTGCGCTACGGTCGCCGGTGTTGGTGGCTGCGCTACAGTCGCCGGTGTTGGTGGCTGCGCTACAGTCGCCGGTGTTGGTTGCTGCGCTACAGTAGCCGGTGTTGGTTGCTGCGCTACGGTCGCCGGTGTCGGTTGCTGCGCTACAGTAGCCGGTGTTGGTTGCTGCGCTACAGTCGCCGGTGTTGGTTGCTGCGCTACAGTAGCCGGTGTTGGTTG